GATCGATGTGCCCGTGCCAGCATGCGACCTGTCGTCCATACCCGTCGAGCACCTGAGCGCAGCTATAGTCGCCGTAGGCAAGACCCTCAGCCACGTCTACACCGATCACGTAGTTGTCCTCCTCGGGGGCATGCCACTCCCGGTATGGACCGTGTGACCCTTCGTGGAGCTGACCGTCATCAAACTCACCACGGAAGTCAGGCGTGTATACCTCGCTCTCTGCGTCCCTAAGACACGCATCCTCCACAAAGCAGCGCCCTGAGGTTAGGAACGCTTCTAGCGGCGTTGAGGGGTACTCCTGTCGGAATAGATCGGTAGAGCCAAGCTCATCTAATTTTGCGCGGCGAAACATCAACTGCTCGTCATCAAGCCCGTACTGCTGCGCTAATTTTTCTTCTTCGGGCGTCCTCTCAAAATAAGGATTCAACCTGCGTCGGTACTCAGGCATCCAGAACCACGGGATGAAGCACACCTGCCACTCGGTCTCACCGCGCAGAGACTTCATAACCTGATCATAGAACCAGCCACCAGCGCCGTTTGCGGTAGACTCCAGGATTACCTCAGAACCCTTGCCGCCAACCGTCTGTAGTAGACCCGCAACAATGTCTGAGCCTTGCGGGTAGAACGCTACCTCTGAGCCATGGACGAATCGGTTCGTTTGTCCTCGACCAGTCTGTGTGGACCTAGCGGTTCCCACCCTGAATCTTGAATTGAGTCCATCAAAGACCAGAGTGGAGCTAGACTGAGAAGACAAAGGAGGAGCGAAAACTGGGTGCGGCGCATGCTCATGAAATAGCTTAACCATCTGGAAAATCGCATTCGTACTTTCCGCCAGATGCGAGAGTACAAACGCATTCGCGTTTTTATTCTGAGTGACCCGCCAAAACATCCTGCCTTCAACATAAGTAGATATCCCTGTCTGACGCGCCTTCAGCACGAGGGCACGTACGTTGCCTTGCTCCTCCAGTTGCTTCTCGAACCGGGAGTGAACCCACCGCTGTCCAGAGTTGAGCCTGAACGGGATAAGTTCGCCTTCCTTGTTCACAATTCGGAGGACGTTCTTCGCGTACAGCGGGAAGTTATATTTAAGCTTCCGCGCTACTTCTTCGATGCTTCTGGTCATGCGCTACTAATGCTCGTGCCCACCAGAGCAACTGATGCTCCGGCTGGTCGTTTTTCATTTCGTTGATGCGCCAACACACCAACTGCACGTTATCGATCACGTAACCTATGGAACCCTCTTTGCGGTCCATAGAGGCGTTCATGTCGCTGTAGGCGGGGTGGTGCTGCATCGGTATCCCGGTCAGCGCACACAACCCGCCTTGCCTCTCCCAGAGTCCGTAAACCTCTTCGGGCGTGATGTTGAACTCTCGGTCTGTCTTCTTTGCGTTGCTTCTAGCCTGTGTCACCAAGTAAGAGCACCACGCCTCTGGAGAGCGCCCGTGACGCTCCCTCTGGAGCTTTCCGTGACATACCCCGCAGGTTGCCCCACGGCGTCCGGGAAATGCCTCTACTGGCTTTTCAGAGCCGCAGACGGTGCAAACTTTATGACCAAGCTGCATTCTTGCTCGTGGGTCAGCTCTTCGAATTCCTTCATCGCATCACGGCTTCTGGATACCGCAATACGATCACTCATCAAGCTTATGCCCGGCGCGATACAACCTTGCAGCTCATCAGGGAAATTTGCCGAGTGAAAAAGGATATATGTCCGATTGGGAACGTCTTTCACTTCCCAACACCAACCAAACTTAGGAGACTTCCTGCGCTTCATTTCATACGTCCCCTCAGGGATGCAGGAGATCCGTGGGAGGTTGTGCTCCCATGGGCGCTCCACGGTATAGAACTCCTCTCCACCGACCGTCATGACGCCTAGAGTGCCTTCTGGGTGGTAGCAAAATCGCTCTACTAAGACTTCCATAGTTACTTCTCGCTTACCGGCATGGTCGTCATGAACCGCAGCACGATTATCGTGGCTGCTATGCAGCACCCGAGCATCGCCTGAATCGCCGGATTGGTGGGTAAGAAACCTACAAATCCCTGCAAAACGGATAAGACGGCTATACAGACGCCGTATTGGACCGTGCGGGACTTTAGAGCTTGCCGTAGTGCTTGCATTACTTTCTCCTTGATTTGGCACCAGAGCATTTCCAGCGCTTTCTAGAGAGGTTATTGGGGGTATTTGGGTCGTTCTGTTTAGCCTTGGGTAGCCGCTTCTTGCTACCAAGGCTACGAGCGCAATATGAGTCGCCTTTTGATGTGCCAGGGCGAACTCTGCGACCACCATCCTTGGCTTTTCCCGCCTGTCCGTAAGAAACCTTCTTGCCAGAAGCGGTTACTTTGACCTTTGCCTTGCCTTTTCTAGGTGTCGCCATCTTCTTCCCTCAAAACACAGTGATATTTGTGCCGAACTTCCTCTGAGCAGATGAGATTCCCGTAAAAAGGGACGCATTTTTCCCAGATTTCTTGCCTAACTTCCCAGTCGATGCACTCACCACGCTCGGTAGAGGCACATCCGGTTAGTAACAGCAGCAAAATTCGCCACATTTTTTTCTCCTATTTTTGGGTGGGTACTCTCAGAAAGACCGCCCCCCCTAAAAAACGTCATACCCCCGTCTGTACACCGTCTAAGCCCAATGGAACCAGATGGTCGACGCACGGGGTCGCGATACGCCATACCCCCCCCATACACGCGGCGGCTCTGGTGGGGTTCCAACCTGCTAAAGGTTGCACTCGATCAGTGTAAGTCATTGATATCTGGAGGGTTTTCGTCGTCTTCCAGATCAATTTCCGCCAAAAATGCGCCATTTAGCGCCACAACCTCTGATTTTTCGGGAGCCAGCCAGCCTTCAGCCTTAAAAAGCCCCTCGATCGCTCGCAGTTTGTCCGCGTCCTTCTCCGCGTCGATCGCCAGAGCCTCGAGACGAGAGATCCATTTCGCCCGTCTGTCTTCGCTGTCTTCGCTCATTTCCTGCCTTCTCCGCTCAATTTCCGCCTTCACGTTCTGTTTGGTTAGGTTCTCGCTCGCTTGCACTTTGGCGATGCCTTCGCTGTAACCGGCTCGCCTTGCCGCCTCTGCGCCGTTACCGCAAGCCATGTATTCATCAACGAACCTTCGCTGTCTCTCTGTGAGCTTCCGCTGCTTGTCTGTCATGACGTTTGCTCCCTCTCTCCCTGTCTTCTCCCTATAGGCAAAACGGACATGGGGTGCGGGTTCTTTTTTCCCGCGCTAAAAAATTTTCGATCCAACACTGAGCACACCAGCCAAAACAATCCACGCGGCTCGCTCGAATATCAGACCCTTTCCGATGTGGCTCGAGAGCTTCTCCGACTGCTCTCGCTGAATGCCTTCGATCACGTCGAGCCGGTATTCGTGGCGAGTCACTCGCGTGTCAATTCCGCTGGCTCGCTCTTCAATTCGACCCAATTGCGCCAACATTTCGGACACGCTGTCGAGCTTCTCTTCGATTCTCTCAAGTCTCTGATTCACATCCATTTTTTCGGCACCTGGGCGAAGTGATATCAAGGTTCAAATTCTACCACGATGTTTTACCTGTTGACATTGGAAAAGATAGGGGTTAAGTCTGTAAATGGGTTCACTGAACCCTGATCATTTTTTTGCTGACATGGAGAGAGACAAAATGCAAAAAGATTACTTAGCCATAATCCAAATCGGTGGGGGTTCATCCTTCGCCAGATCCGAAACCATTTTCGATGCTGTCGAGCATGCCCTGCGGGTCTGCGTTCTCGACTGGTCGAGGTACTACAAGCTCGACGGTAAAGACGTGGGCGTCGCGGTCTACGACGTGACTGGCATGGATGCGCTCTCGTGGGATCAATCTAGCGTCTACTGCACCGACACCGCAGATTGTCCGCCCGTAGACCTGCACTGCGTGTTCAGAGTCCAAACCCCACCGCTTGGCAAGCGTCAGAAGATCACCGGCAAAGCCTACCTCGCCGAACTGACCGCCGCTGTCGGTCGCGCCGGTTTTCTCCAGCCTGACCAGCCGATGGGCTATGACGTGGCTCGCCTTGCCCAACTGGCTGGCGCCTAAGCCATAGCCGTCTGCGCCCCTTCGGGGGCGTTTTCGGGTGTGACTTTGCACCGAACCATGGAGAGAGAAACCAATGAATTACGCAGAATTTATCGAGGAAGTTGAGAGCGCCGCTCGCGACATCGTGGCGGAGTCCAAGGAGTACGGCTCAGACGTTGACGAGCTGGTTTGGCAGTTTGCCGACGGTCACCAGTGGGTGATCTACACCGGACAGGCTTGGGATCTGTGCGACATGATGCGCCGCTGTCATTCCGACCTGTTCAACCAAGCCGAAAGCGATTTCGAGGACTGTGGCGGCTGTGGCGACGATTTCAGCGTTGACCGTGCCATGACCCTGATCGCCTATCACCTGATCCACAACGGCGTGAGAGACGCTGTGGCGGAGCTGTTAGAGGAGGCGGCGGCATGAGAAACCATCT